AAAATTGACACCAATGCTGGAATTGGTAAAAAGAAACGTAATGAATTAAAAAGAGCAATTGTAGAAGCGTTACAAGAACACTACGAGACTCGTACATACGGAGAAAAGGACTAATCTTCTAGAATCTTTTCAAAGATATCTGAAACATCCATTAAGGCATCTATACGTAACAACATGTCAGCTATATGCTTACTGACATAAGGTTTCTCTGCCCTAGCTGAGAAAGCTAAAGCACTTCGTAAATCATCTTGAGCATCTATTAATGCTTGTTCAACTGGTTTAGTTAAAGACACGACTATTTAATATCGACGTATATTCTATTTATAGTCGATAATTAACTAATTGTCATTTAACAGCATGTAATTGAGGCTTTAAATATTTGTTGATAATAGCTATTTGATCTTCATATCTAGCTACCTTATCTAACTCTTCCTGTATAGCTCCAGTAACATCGGAATGTTCTCCAATACCTGCAGGATTATTCAAATAAATTTCAACGTTTGCAAGATGTAGCTGTATCTCTCCATTGGCATGAGCTAGGAGAGATTTGATGATTTTTTCTCTGAGGTTGACCATTTACTATTTAAGCTTTCTTCCATTATGCCCATGTGCAATACCTAATTCATGCATTTTTGCATGTTCATCTATTGCATCTTTTAAATCTTCCTTACCAGAACCGAATGTTAAGTAGATTCCATAACCTACTAAGAACAATAATAAGCCTAAGATGATAGCTATTAATTGTCCTTGAGGTGGGAGTCCTTCATAAGTACCATGAGATATTAAACTAAGCATGGGCATAGTAGATATACCTATCTCCACTCTTGTTATAGGCAGTACTATTACCAGAGTTGGCTGGCATATCAAAACCAGTAGATGTTGGAGCACCTAAATTAAATCCTGTTACCGCTGCATTATCAGTATCTAGTCTTAAACAATTATCATCGCCAGACCCCCATCCACGAGTTGTATCCACAACCCACCAATGACTATCACCAGTACCAGACGACGCATTTTTTATTATTAAAAATCTAGGCTGGAAACCAGTTGTAACACTCAAGGCATTTCCAGTTCCTGTGTAATAACCAACCTTACTAATGCCATTAACACTGGCAAAGAGCATGGCTATGTAATCATAAGGACCATTTGTTCGGTAGTCGTTAGAAAGTTCAAAATAAGTTGAGGTAGGTGTAGTAGCATTGAACATCGAACCTGTCGCAGCATTTGATAAGTTTAAAAATATACTCTTACCAGTTCCGCTAATGCCTTCATGGTAAACACCCCAATGTTCAGTAGAACCACTTGTGTTTCTAGCTTTACACCATATCATCTCTGGAATTTTATTCATTGAATGCGATATTTGATGACCTGCTGTTTCATTTCCTTTATAAGCTACTACATCAAAACCAGAGTGGCGTCTCCACATCCATGATTGGTTGGTCGCATTTAAACTATGTACGTTCCATCCTTTATTACTATCAAAGCTGTAATGACCATCATAACCTTCAGAAGCATTAGTATTCGGTTCTGAGTAATATCTATCCGTTAATCTTGTGCTCAAAACCCAATCCATAGTACTTGCAGGTTGTCTAAATATTGCCATATCAATAGGTAAATCTGAAATAAAACAAGGTTCCATACTTGAGGCGCTATTACCAGTAGCCATCCAAAATACCTCATTTGGTGATGTTGGTGCTGCTGCTACTTTTGTATCTGGACGTCTGATTGCGAGATATAAAAATTTACCATTGTTTCTATTTACATCGTTAGCAGTGCTAGTAATTTTAAACCCTGTTTGTGTGGTTTCTAAACGTTCACTACTGTTCTGTTCTGCAGATGAATCATTAAGTGTAAAACCATAGTCATTAGAATCGTAACCACTAGTTATTCCTCTCATTGTGTCAAAAAGTCTCCAATCCCCAGTACCCCCCTCTGAACATTTTATTAATATCCACTGAGGTTCCCAACCTAAATTAATTACTGGTCCAGTAGCATTAGCATTCCCTGTATAATTACCACACTTGAGAATACTTTGATTACCACCTGCACCAAATATTTGAGCTGCTGCATTATCACCATCTGCAAAAAGATAAACTACATAATCATCTCCTGATTTATTAAAAGCTTCAGCACTATTACCTAGCCCAGCACCAGTGGTTATTGTAAAATTGGTAGCCGTTGGTGTGTGTGAGCCAAAAGGATAACCAGTACCAATGTTACCACTATCTTCTATTTCCAAATAGCCATTCCAGCCTTCAGTAGCTATTGCACTACTAGCAACAAGCCACCTTGCAGATCTAGATCTGTTTTTTATCATTACAAGCCCTGGAATGCAACCTAAAGAATGAGAAATAGTTTTTTGAAGACCATTAGCTGTGTAGGTGACAATGTCAAAAAAACCTTTTGCTTTCCTAAAATTGTAAGACGCCATATTTTGACCTGCAGAATTCCAATCATTTTGATTAGCATTCCACCTAAAGCCACCATCTCTCAAGAAAGGAGATGAACCACTTGCCGCACTTATATTGCCTCCATTGTCCTCAGACTCTGTAGGTAAATAAAAACCATTTTCTCTTTCAGTATCAAATACACCCCAACCAGCACTGTGTGTTCTACTTTTAACCATAACCATTCCGCCCTCAGTTGCATACTGTATACCAGACGAAATTAGTCCTTGACCACCTAATCCTTTATATAAAAACGTTTTAAAAACATCGTCGACGTAAACCTTGTCACCACCACCTGCAGCTCCCATAAGAGCCTTTATCATTTCAGTTTGCATAATTAGTTCACGTAATCGACGAGAGCAGATCCTCTATACCTACTTCCACCGTCATCAGTAACAAACATAAATAAATGTGTTTTACCTGTAGTTAAAGTAGGAGCAGTATCGCCATTCCATTTTACAGTACCAGGCCATGTAACAGTACCGCTGGAATGAGTTAATTCGAGCATAAATATACTTGCTGTTCCAGATGCCGCTGGGTTACTAAAAGTAAATGTACTGTTTCCTGATATTGTCTTAGTAAAGTAGTTAGACGTTCTTAAATCTAAATCTAAGGCACTTACCGCAGTAGCTACATTACTTACACTCCCCGTAATAATACCTCTACTTCCATCACTATGTATTTGTAAATCGTCTCCTGTCCCAATTTTTATTTTTGCTGAATCAAGAATTTCAAGTGCATTGTCAGACTTATCCCATTGAATATTTCCAGCAGCTCCAGTAAATGCTACGTCGTCTGTAAAAGTGCCTCCTGCCAATGGCATTTTAGTTGCATCAACTGCTAATTGCCAAGAACAAGTGTTATCTCCATCAACCCTTAAATATTTAGTTGTACCTGTTTCACCAGTAGACAAAACAGCAGTTCCTTCAGGTGCATTAGCATCGTTACCCCAACTTAAAGTTCCAGATCCATTAGTCTTTAAATATTGATTAGCACTACCATCTGCTGCTGGAAGAGTCCATATCTTATTTGTACTTACAGTTGTTGGAGCTTGAAAACCTACGTAATGCGAGCCGTCACTATCCTTTAAACGAACATCATTAGGAAATGCAAAATCACCAGCACCAATTTTACTAGGAGTTATTGACGCATCAGAAACGGAAGTACTAGTAACCGCATCCCCCTGCATCATGATCCAGCATGAAAGACCAGCAGCTGGAGCAGTAGTAAAAGTTATCTGATTACCTGCAGTAGTAAAGTCTGTGTTCGGCTTCTGCATTACACCGCCAAGACTTACAAAAAGTTGATACGGTGTTGCAGTGGCCGTAGCAACCGACGAAACTGTTAAATTGAAAGCTGTGGTACTTCCATTAAAACTACTAGATATATCATCGAAGAGTTTATTTTCTCCCCGTGCCAGCTGTCTTCCAATGTAAGCCATTTAGTTATACAACTACTAATTATTTTTTCTATTCTAAAGTGGCTAATCTATAGAACCTTAACTTGGTTTTGTAGGTAAGGTATGTGTGTGTGGCCATCCACTAGCAGTAGGTAAGTCACGAAGACTTTGACGGTAAGTAGACCATTCCGTAACTTTTGAATCATTTAATCCGCCTTTATCAGCTAATTGTGTCCAATCACTATCCTTTAATAGTTCATTACGAGTTGATCTTGCTCGTTTAGCCGCACCATTATCTATTAAAGTTTTAGCATCAGTATTAGCAACAACTACTTTGTACTTTGTTATCCATCTACCAGAAACTTGTTCTACTCCATCACGCACTGCACTTTCATAAGGAGGTGTTAAAGATGGTTGAGCACCCTCATAAACCCAATCATAACCAAGACTATTAACTAAAGCTTCGTCAAATACTTTTGGAAAGCTTGTATTAGGAAATAAATTTTTAAAAGCATCAGTACCTACTACTAATGTTCCGTCTGATTGCTTACGATATTCAGCCATGATTTTAAATTAGATATATTAATTCTAAACGATATTAGCTATCTTCCAATATGAAACTTAACTTGGTTTTGTAGGTAAGGTATGTGTGTGTGGCCATCCACTAGCAGTAGGTAAGTCACGAAGACTTTGACGGTAAGTTTTCATTGCATCAGTAATAGTGACATCTGATAATGCATGAAAATCTGTTTCTTGAAGCAAATTATCACGTTCAGCTCTTTTATTTTTAGCTACATCGGAATCTATCGCTCCAGTATCAGAAGCAGTTTCTACTTTATATTTTTCATACCATTTACCATCTTTTAATTCAACACCATCTCTTACAGAAGTTTGATAAGGTCCACTAGTAGTAGCAGGTGTTCCAGCCTGTACAATATCGTATTCCCACTCATCTAAAGTTGTAGCGTCTAAAACTAAAGGCCAAGATGTATTAGTATTAGCAGCTTTAAATGCTACATCAGTAGTTAAGGAGCCATCTGATCTTTTTCTTAATTCCATTTTTTAATAATTACACTGCTTTTACTTTACCGTAAACAACAAAATAACCAGTTATAGTCGATCCAGAATGTACGCTTAAAGTATTGTCAACAGTTCCATTAGTATTTGCATTCTTATATCGCCAATTAGAACAAAGAGACCAATATTGAGCACCACGTCTACTGATACCATCTTTTACTTTTTGACCACTAGTAGGTGTTCCATCTGAATCGCTAATTCCAAAAGCCATAGCTCTACCTATAGGATTATTATTAGCCATTTCTTTATCAAGTGCATCACTATTACTCCCAGAAGTTGTTTTATCACTAATTCCTAAAAAACAATTGTCACCACCATCAGAACCCCAAAAATTATCACCACTTCTAGTAGTCTTTGTAGACATATTTACGAATATGTTAGCTGGAGAAGAACCTGCACTAAGGCTTATTGCATTACCATCTAAATTACCCGAAATAATGCTACCCATTTGAGAAGGTTTTCCATAATTGACATTTGTTTCAGCATTACATGCATGATCATAAATGTTAAATGCAGAACCATTAAATGCAAATTCTCCGTAATTTTCAAGAGCCAGGGAAGAACCCGAAGCTAAAAAATGTGATATTTTAATTGCTTTAATAGTTGTACTTGATGCTTTAAAAGTAGGATTACAAGTATATTTTGATGCGTCTAAAATAGTCTTAATTTCAGCATTTGTTTCACTACCATTCAAAGTTGTTGTATTACTTTCATCAAATTGCAAAGCTCGTCTCATTGGTATTTCAATATTTGATGAAGCAGGAGGACTAGAAGAG